GGCGTCACGAAGGAAGAGTATCTGCGGTTTGTTGCGATCCAGCGCACATATGCGGATAGCAAGGTTGGCACAGCGCTTGATGTTCGCAATGGTCCGGGGGCAGGAACTGTTGCACTCGTTCTGACAATTATTGGAACGCTGTTCCAAGTAGGAGCTGCGTTATTAGCGCCAAGGCCGCAGCTGCCGGATCAGCCAGGCGGCCAGCGACAACCACGGAACAAGCGTTTAGCACCGCGCTTTGGGTTTAACTCATCTCTGGAGCTTGCGAGCTATGGCGATCCGGTGAGTCTTGTTTATACGAACACAGCTATCAATGGATCTGGCGGTGTTCGTGTTAATGGATCTTTGGTCTGGTCTGCAGTCGAAACGATAGGTGGCAACCATTTTGCGCAGTTGTTGGTTGTGCTGGGAGCGGGCAATATCTCTAAAATTGACCCTGATAGGACCGCGCTAGGGCAGCTTCCATTAAGTAGTTATCAAAAGTCAAGAGTGTTCTTGTTTTTTAAGGATCAGTCTTCGGGTCTTTTGCAGTATAAAGATAATGTTTTTGGTGGTTTTGATAACGGCATTTCAGATGTTCATCCTATTGACAACAACAGAAATGTTAACAGAAAAAGCGCAATTAATCTAATAAGCGATAAGGATAATATGGTCAATGGCTACAGCCAAACTTTTTCGCCATCTTCGTTGTCCAGGTTCGGCGCTTATGATCCTGTGCCTATCAATGTTGACGTTATTTCAAGAAATAGTGACGGCAACGAAAAAACCGCTGGCGGCAAGGATGATAAGATCACGATCAACAACAAGGAGGGTGGCAGCTATTTAGATATATTCAGCGAGGACAAAACATTTGACATTACCATACCAAAGCTAGACCTGAAAGAAAAGTCTTCGCATGAAGTGTTAGCCGATGAAATCAAGCAGGAGTCGGCCGACTCCCTCGACATGTCTGCTCTATATATGCTTGGCACTGCCAAGTACAGGCTGAAAAACGTAAATGGCAACCCGCTGGATCTTGCGTCGTCAGGCGTGGCCGCAACATTTAAGTGTATAGAAGCAGGCAGAAGACCAACAACTGACTATAATAGATCTAAACCATATTCCAGCGAAGATTTCTCGGACAAGATTAGAGATGACATCAACGATGCTATAGAAATTCTTTCAGACGAAGAGTCCGGGAGAGATAGCGATAAGTCCAAGGTAGAACTATTGCTTAACAAGACACTGTTTGATGCGCTGGAAGATCAGTTTGGCAATAACGCCATTAAAAAAATTGACTTTGACAATACCGCTCTTACGTTCAACTGGACGCAAACAATTATTAGTCATAAAAACAAGAAGCTGCTCCGCGCCCTGAATAAAGTGCAAAGAGTAACAAGCAAAAAAAATGACGAGGAGCTGACGTCCGACTCGCTGCTAACTGTATTCAACGCGAGTAAAGAGTTTCAAGGCTTTAACGCCATTGGCGTTCTGACGTCTGTCGCTAAAACACAAGATGATCTTTTAAAGAGAAACGGAAGTGTCGATGTTCTTACGCGGCAAGGGTCTATAGGGCACACCATTAGGCAGCGAAATGACGTATTGAAGCCGCAAATCGACGCAAGCGATACAAAAGATGCCATCAATGAAGTCAAAAGACGCATAAATAAGGTAATAACTCAAATCAATAACGGGCGCTTTGACAACGTAAAGGATCTTGCAAGAGACTCACCCGCTAATGGCAAGACGTGGGAAGAATACGTTACCGGAGTGGTGGACAATGACTCTGACGAGCCAGAAGTTATCAAGAAAGGCATTTATACAGAGCGGCTCTCGTCCGGAAAGATTAGAAGCTATCAAGATTTTTCAGATACGATTTCAAGTCTAGAAGGTGACATTGAGACCTTAATTACAGGTGGAGGGAGAACAGGTGAAAACCGAATTATCACATTGGATGCCAATAAAAAAGCGGCGGGTGGCGCCAACTCCGGCAACGTTTTCAGCTCGGTCAACTTTGACAAGGGCAAAAATATTGTGTTGACGATGAAAGGCGTAAAGCAGCTAGTCAAGTACCTTGCCGATGACCCCAACCGTCAGATCTCGGATTGGATGTACAATTTTACAGGCGAGGGGACGGGCAATAGAACTAAAGATCAAAGGCGAAGAGAAACAGCAAAAGTCCCCAATGACGAGGTAGATATTGCTCCCACAAGTTTTGAAAAAAGACTAGGAATTAAACAACGAAAAATTGCCAACCAAAAGCGTAAGCAGGAAAACTTCCTTAAAAGAGGTTTGCAGTACATTAGGGAATGGCATATCGACCGTCTTCAGAATGGGCGCATAGAAGGAGAAAGAAGAAACAGCAAGCAACCTATGGTATTTAGCGGACCAGGAAGAGAGGACGGTAGATTGCAAACAGACGTTAAGTATCCCTTTTGCTTGGCGGAGGCAGACATCTTTTTGGATCACCTGCCGGAAAATGGGTCAGAAGACGTAGCCGGCGGCGACCTTGTAAATGAACAACTGAATAGCATTATTTCCGAAAAGAGAAAGACCGTTAGGCAGCTTACATACCTTATTGAGAACTGGGAGCGAATATCTAAACAGATTGACCCCAAGGACGCGGATGACAATTTCTTTACGAAGTGTTTGTCAAAAATCGAGATTGGCCTGTACAGCACGGTATCAAGCTGTGATTTTGTGGTATTTAATTTAAAAGCAACAGTGTTTAGGCAGGTCTCGGGCCGTCAGAGTAAGTACGGCAAAGACAAAGTTAAATCAGTAGATGGGGCAGAAATTAAAAAGCCTCATACTGACTCAGACAATGGAGTAAAGCATAGGATCACCTTTTTCAAGGTTGCCTGCCGCCGCGTTTCAACTGGAGCAAGCTCTGAGTTTGAATATGCGCCAGTCATTTTTGCCTTAAGACGCGCCAGCAAGGCTGCACAATACGCGCAAATTAGTTTCAAAGCCAATAATACGGCCAAATACGAATTTAAATTTGAACCAGTTGTTGACTTTGCAGCAGAAATACTTCAAAACGGTCAAACTCATATCGGGTTTATTGAAAATCAGTTAGAAGGTTCAGGTTCAAGCCTTTTATCTACTGACAAAACAATAAATGGTGGCTCATTTTTCTGGCACGGCAGACGGTACAAGACAACCCCTGAAGGGCTTGAAAATGCCTTAAGGGAAACCAGGCCGTTGCTGACGAACGAATGGGACATGTTCTCGGTCAGGGGAGACACAAAGGTTGACTTCAGTTTTAATAACGGCCCCGAGTTCGAGATAGTGAGCGTAAGTGAGCAGCAGAAAGAACGCAACCCCAGCAAGTTTGAAAACTTGTACGAAAATTTAAGCATGATGGGCGTGCATCTCTATGCAGGCAGAAATGTTCAAGATGTAAGAGCTATTAGCGCATTTGTCACCAAGGGCAAAGCGTGTCGTCAAATTGATAGCGATGGAAACATAAGCCTTAATGCCAACAGCTCGTCGTATGCGCCTGACATTTTTCTAGACACTATTCTTGACGAAAATAATGGTGTTGCTCGTTATTTGCCTGCCAATCCTGCTGACACTGAAAGTTTGGCGACAGCTAAGAAATTTTGCAGAAATAATAATTTAGATGGCAGCACTCAACTATTCATGGATGGAGTGATCGCTGAGGCAAGCTCATGGCGCGAGTTCTGGATTGAAAACGCTCCGTTTAGCTTGTTAGAGCTTGCTAGGAAAAACGGGAAAGATACTTTAGTACCTGCCCTTCCTGTAGACAAATCGGGCAGAGCAGCAAATGACGACGGCACCCCTGTGGAGCTGAAAGTAAATGCTTTATTCACTCCAGGAAACATTTTAGAGGGATCTTACAAGGAAGAGTTCCTCGACTATGGGGTTGGGACGCAAGACATAGCCGTCACGGTGCTGTACCGCGAAACCGGGGAAGATTCTGTTTTTAGCTCAACGCGAGCAGTCAATGTCAAGTTGAGCAAGGACGAAAATAACAAAACCCTTAATGAAATAGATATTGTTAGGCAAACCGTAGACGCAAGTCAATTTGTAACTCAGCGCAGCCAAGCAATATTGATTGGCAAGTTACTCTGCAATCAGCGTCGGCACATAAGGAGAGGGATTGAATTTCAAACCTTCCCCTCTGAAGCGGCGATCGAACCTGGCTCGTTTGTATACGTCGATGTCGGCTTAGAGGAATGGGACAACTACACAACTGGCAGCGTGATGGCTGGGTCTGTTCTTAACTTTCCGTTGAACGTCGAGCCTAAAGATGGCACGTACACGATCCTGTTATACAGACCCGAAACTGGCGATACCGCTACAGAGACCAAGGCTGTCACAACAAGCGGTGGCATCACCACTGCAGTTGGGCTTAAGGAAAAGTATGAGGGCTATGTCTTTGTGATGGGCAAGTCGAAGCCAAGCAAAAGAGTATTCCGGGTAACGGAGGTCGCGATAGAAGAAGGCGGAGAAGTCAGCGTGAAAGCCATCGAATACCCCTGTAGCGAGGCCAATGGCGTGTTGACTGCGCTGATCGCGGACTTCCGTGGCAAGCACTTTGACATAAGCTAGAATTAGGCCAATGTGGCGGATCCCTTTAAGCGATGGCAGGCACTTTCTACACAGGAAGAACAGGCAAGTTAAAAGTTGACGGCAGAATTGTCGCAAAAATCAGGGATTGGTCTATTGAGACGACTGTCGAATTGGTTTCTACGAACACGATTGACAGCAGGTTTAATTCGTTTGTCCCTGGGGTCGCTGGAGCGACTGGGAGCGCAACTGTCATGTACTACAAAGAAGATGGCGCAACCCCTCAAGACTTTACTAATTTTATAGGACACATAATGAAGACAGACACCAACGGGGTCTCAACCGATGATTTTATCGATTTTGAACTTAGAGTTGACAACACTCCCCTCGACACCACCAACAAAGACATTATAAAATGCCAAGGGTACATAACATCTATGGGCATTCAAGTGTCAACTGGTGAAGTCTCAACTATACCGATTTCATTTACTGTAAGCGAGGACGACAACGGCAAGTTGTTTACGCAAGTCCCTTCTAGTGATTAATTTTAATGACTTTCTATCTTGGCAATTACGGCAATATCCGCTTGCGCCGAGGTACTGATCCAGTCCTTGGTTCAATTTCTGCTGAAGTCGCCCCAGACGACATAAGCACTGTGTTGAATCGAGTGGGCACCGAAAGCGGCTACGAGAACTTATTGACAGGCGATAGGGTCGATCTAACGACCACTGACAGCAGGGGGCTGGCTTTCATACCTGCTAGCAACTGGTCTGTCAACCAAATTCAAGATACATTCAGCTGTTTCATCCATGTCAATGAAGTTGGCGGCCTGCGCTTGTTCCCTACGTTCGCGGATGCTGTCAACAATACTAGGTCAAACGAAATTGCGCTTCAAGCCTTTAGCGGGGCTAATTTAGCTATTAAAATATCGATTAGAGATATTAAATACAACCTACTGGGCTGCGTAAGTCAGTTTGAATTTAACGCAAGCAGAGATGCGATTGACGTCACAAGCCTTTCTGATAAGTACAAGCGGCAGTATGACGCTGGCCTTATTAGCGGCAGCGGCAGGATTGAATGTGCCTTCAACTACGAGACGACGGGCGTAGAGGAGGCCCCGCTGCTGCTATTGCAAATCATCCAACGACTTGATATTGGATGCGCTTTTGACCTGGCATTATACCTGACAGATAAGGCTGTTGATCCAACCCTTCAGAACCTTTTCTACTTGCTTACCGCTGTGCCTACCAATACAGGCATTTCTTTGCGTTCCGGGGAGATTATTGATTGCACAATCGATTTCGTAACAACTGGAGAGACTCGTTTGATTTTTGGAGTGCCCTCGCAGTACCTGCTCAAGGAAGACGACGACCGCATCCAGACTGAAGAAACTGCAACTCTTGACTTCCTTCTCAAGGAAATTACCGATTAAACTGTAACCACATGTTTGTGTCGCAGGAGCCGAGCCTTGGCTGATCAACGCATTTCAGAGCTAAACGAGCTAAGCAAAGCCGGCGTTGCAGCCAATGACGAGCTGGCGATTGTTGATACTAGCGGAAGCGAGACAAAGAGAGTTACTGTCGCAAGCCTGATTGAAAGCGGCTTCGACACGACGGCCGGGTCTTACGTCATTGCTGATGGCATTATTGATTTATCAAAACTTAATCAAAGTAGTACCACCAAGATCGGTACTACCGCTCTCGCTGACGATGGTGTCACTTACGTCAAAATTCAAAACGTAACAGCAACTGATCGGCTGCTAGGCAGGAGCACTGCTGGTGCTGGTGTTATTGAAGAGATTACCTGTACTGCTGCTGGTCGGGCACTGCTAGATGATGCTGATGCTGCAGCACAGCGTACAACGCTTGGGATTGATACGGATGACAGCGTCACATTCGGTACTGTTACTGCTGATCTGAGCAGCACCAACGCCACGATCACTGGCGGCACGATCACCGGCATCACCGATCTAACAGTTGCTGATGGCGGAACAGGCAGCAGTACAGCAGCTGGAGCCAGGACAAATTTAGGGCTGGTAATTGGCACTGATGTTCAAGCCTTCGATCAAGGGCTGCAGAGCATCTCGGCCCTGACAACGGCCGCGAACCAAAGTATTTATCTAACTGCAGCCGATACTTATGCCACTTATACCCTCACGGCAGCAGGACGCGCGCTGCTTGATGACGCTGATGCTGCAGCGCAACGCACAACGCTTGGACTGGGCAGCATCGCTGTCTTAGATACTGTCACGTCCTCCACGGTCACAAGCCTGCTAGATAGTGGCGCAATTCAAGCTACGCAGCTTGCCACTGATTCTGTGACGACAGATAAGGTCACGGACGCAAATATTACATACGCAAAAATCCAAAATGTAAGCGCCACCGACAAAATCCTTGGTCGTTTCTCTGCTGGTGCTGGCGTTATTCAAGAGATTGACTGTACCGCTGCGGGTCGCGCTCTTCTCGATGATGCAGACGCGGCTGCTCAGCGCACAACATTAGGGCTGGGAACGCTTGCTACTCAGAGTGGCACTTTCAGCGGTACTCATTCCGGCACCTCCAGCGGGACTAACACTGGCGATCAGACGATCACGCTGACTGGCGCAGTCACTGGCACAGGTACAGGCAGTTTCGCCACAACATTGGCGAGTGACATTGTCGGATCCGCGAACATTTCTGACAACGCAGTTACCTACGCCAAGCTGCAGAACACCACCACGACAGATGTTGTTCTTGGTCGCAGCACCGCCGGAGGGGGAACCGTCGAGCAAATTGCCTGCACAGCAGCAGGGCGAGACTTGCTTGCTGACGCAACTACAGCAGATCAAAGAACAACTCTTGGCCTCGGCCCTCTCGCGATTGCGACTGGCACCTGGACTAATGGTTCATCTTTTTCCGGCACCAGCTCAGGCACCAACACTGGCGATCAAACCATTACGCTCACTGGTGCTGTAACGGGATCCGGGACAGGTTCGTTTGCAACAACTCTTGCGAGCGATATCGTGGCTGCCACAAATATTCAAGCAAGTGCTGTTACTACAGCGAAGATTAACGACGATGCAATCAACCAAGACAAGTTAGGCGATCAATCCACCTGCATTGTCGCCAATGCAGCTCCTACCGGGACTGGGGCTTTTGCAGGTCAGGCGTGGTTCAACACAGGGACCAGCTTGGCCTACAGGTATACAGGAACTGCTTGGGCGCAAGAATCTGGACTTCAGTCAATTACAGTCACCGATTCAACGCCACTGTCGGTTGTCGTAAACAACCCAGATGCTTTCACTGCAAACTTAACACTAACTCTTGACACGCAGGCAGCGAATGCAGTGTTCATCGGGCCTTCGTCTGGAGCTGATGCAGAGCCAACATTCCGCGCTTTAGAGCCAGGCGACTTGCCGGATGCTACGGCTACGACAAAAGGCATCATCCAACCAGGCACTGGACTTGAGGTAAGTAGTGGCACTCTCAATCACAGCAATACGATTACCGCCGGGACGACAAGTGGCATCACATTCGATGCTCAAGGTCATATAACCTCGACAGTTTCCTTGGTGCCTGCAGATGTTCCTGATCTAGATGCGGCGAAGATCACTTCAGGGACTCTGCCTACGGACCGCATCGCTGACGATGCTGTAACTGGGACAAAGCTCGCAAATTATTCGATTGCAAAAATTGGAGAAACATTCCCCACGCCTGATTTTGTGGGGCAGTTGTTTTTCAACCCCGTCAGCAAGAACTTTTTCATGCATGACGGAAACGTTTTCCAGAGCATTGGCATCTCAGCCGGTGCAATCGTGCTGGCTGGTACTTACGACGCATCGTTAAATGAGATTGCTTCTGTAACTGACGCGGGCTCTGCAATTGGATTGCAGGCCGGAGAGTCACTGCCTGGCCCTAGTTCCAGTAATTCCAACTATTACTTGGTTGTCAGCACTGGTGGTACAGGCACAAGCCCCGCGCCAACCGTCACACTTGCTCCGCCTGACCTGTTGCTTTCAAATGGCGACAACTGGCTGGAAATTGATGTATCAACTAATTTTTCAACTCAAACAGCTAATAACATCACGTTTAGCCCGGCGGGCTCCATTGCTTCAACAAACGTTCAAGGTGCGATTGAAGAGTTAAGTACTGAAACCGGAGATGCTGACAGGTTAAGCACCGGCACTGTTGACGTTGATCGTGGCGGTACAAATATTGGCAGTTACACGAAAGGCGATTTACTCGCTGCTTCTGCCGCCACAACTCTTACCAAGCTCGCTGTCGGAACAGATGGCTACATCCTGAGCGCAAACAGCAGCACAACAACTGGCCTTGAGTGGATCGCCAATCAAGTCGGTACGGTCACAGA